GCTTATGGCCGGAGCATCACCAGTTAATTCCCCAGGAGGGATGATGGCGCTAGCTGTCGTGGTAAATGTGATCCCGTTAGCTGCGGCGACCTTAGTGCCAGTTGGGACGATACTTCCACTGGTTGTCGCCACTTCGAGCGTGAACCGAATTGTCGTGGTTGCATAGCTTTCTTGAAGTCGGGATCCACGTTTTCCGTAGTTAGATCCATAGAGATCTAGCAAGTCACCTTGAGCATATTTCAGAAAGTAACTCTTTCCAGTTGCATCAATCAGTGCCCGCAACTGAATTTCGCGCTTGGCTTGGGCTAACAAATAGAGCCGTCTCTTGTTGCCAGCGGCTAGGGTGATGGCTTGGCCCGTATCGGCCAGGTAAGCCTCCTCATAACCGCGGATGATTTCCGCGCGTATCGTTGCAGGGTCCTTTTCGGCGAATTGAAAATCAGGGACGTTCTCGAACATCTCTGAGATGTCACGTGTCAATTGGCGATACTCACTGACAGGATCGGCTTGAGATTGCCTTGTGCTGGATCTCCCTCAAACCGGATAGCATGGATCTGCGCCCGAGGCTCGTAATGGCGAATTTTAAGGAAAATTTCCTGGCGCATGAATGGGATGGCTAGGTTAATGGGCAAATCAATAATGGAGTCATCCAGACCAAAATTGCGATCGAGCGGGACGGTGCCGATTTCTGTTGTCAGAATAGCCACAATATTGTGTAGCACTTCTTTTGTGCCACTAGAGTCCCAGTCCATCCCAGCTAGCTCCGCAACGCTGAACGTTTCGCCGTCGACCTCAATCATGGAGTCTGTGAACAAGCTCATTTGAACAGACTTCTTGGAATCAAATGAGTCAATAATCCCGGCTGAATCGGGCCGTCATACTCGCTCATGGTGACCTGAACTGACGCCCCCTCAACCTGGCCCCACATGTTAATGAAATGATGATCCTCGCCTAGGCTTTTAATCACGTACTGAGAATTACCGAGGGCGACTGCACTGATTCCGATGATAAGAGGTGCAACTGTACATTTTCGCACGTAGTTTTCGAGAAGCGGGAGCATAATCACTGGGCTAGCTCCCCAAGCAACGTTGAACGCCATCGTAAACGTGATCTCATCCAACTTGGGACCGAGGTATTCTAGTTTCGGTTTCTGGCCAAGGATTTCATGCTCATGGAAACGGCTGGCGACTTTCTTCTTGAAATCGGCAAACGTAATGATGCTCCCACTTGGATACGCACCAAAAATAAGGCCAGCAAATGTTCCAATCATGATCCAACTCCTGAGCCAGTTGAGTCTTTCCAAACCCCGGTTGCTGTGCCATTTCCGTTAACCAGAATGTCACCATTGAACGTAGCGCCTTGAGCAGTTAGGCCGTCTCCAACAGTCAGACTTCCAGTGACTTCAATGTTTCCCTTTATCGTAATGTTAGGAGCCTCGACGATTGCTGAACCAGCTGCCTTCGCGTCGAGATTGCCTTGCGTTGTTAGTTCAACGTCACCCTCAGTGTCGATCTTGACCTGTCCCTTGGTTTTAAGATCTACCGGACCTTTTGAGTCGATCGTGAGTGTGCTGTTAGACGAATCGAATTCAATCACAGTTCCATCCGCGAAAGTCGTGTGCCGGACGTGTTCGCTGGTCGTCGGCGGTGGGGTCCCCTTCGAGTAGAATGACCCGTGGATAAAACCTTTACTGGTGCCGTTGGGGAGCGTCGAGAACAATACCTGCTCGCCTAGTTGTGGTAGCCAAAAATCCCTGGTTCCGATAGTGCTTTTTTGGATAACTGCCAACCAATCTGAAATTAGATCGTCCTTGTCCGTCTGACTGACGCGGACTTGTGGACCTTCTTCGGGATGGACCCTTCTCGCACAAACAAATCCCACTTTGTGGGACTGCCTGAAGTCGCTGTCGCTAACGTCTAAAAAGTCGAGCATCAAAGAACGTTCGATTGTCAATAACTTTTGAGGGTCCTTCGCAGTGTTAGGTTAGTGACTGCACCCTGACCAATGCGATGCTCGACTTTCGTGATGATCCACTTGCCGGCGAATTTTCCAAAAGTTTCATCGAGAGTGTAGGTATCACCAGCACACTTTTTAAGGTCCAACGGAAATGTTAGGTTTCTGCAATGACGCTCTTTTTTGTTCTTGTGACGAAGCCGTTTCTCAACACGTCGCCTAGCATGTGGCTCACTTGAGGAGGTTCTATCTAGATAATCTAAAGTTCCATTCTCTTTCATGTTAGGCAATCGGATTTCGGTTAATTCTGAATAGATCGTAATCCAGCTTCACGTTGTGCTTTAGACATGAATCCAAATCACGACGCTCCTCCGGTGTGAGCGTGTATTTAGCAGTCTTGCCAGTGTCGGGGTTGTGGTAACTAACTTCACAACTTTTATAGATGTCATTTGAGTTCCACTCGAAATCATAATGCAAAATATTGTCATTGAGGGTGATCGTGCCTTTTGGGGTCTTAGCCTCGTATTCTTTTTCATCGAACAGGATGATTTTTCTGTCTGCGATTTTCATCGCGATTCCAGCGTTAAGAGTTAGTTCACTTAGAAAAGCGATGTCAGTCTTTTCGTTTTGTTCCACCCTGTCGTACATCGGACTCTCTTTGGCTTCCCACTGGACGGAGAATCCGTTTTTGTTCGCGATCTCCGTAGCGATCTGACGGAGACCAGTCTTCTCCCAAGCCTTGCTATTCTTCTGCCATTTCAACGATCCTTTAACTGGCAGACTAACAGCTTTGATGCTCACCGTGCGGGGTGGTCCTGAGAAGCGCACGCTGTTAATGTAGAAGGTGCCGCAGTCGATGAATTGTGTCCCCGGCGCATCCCAATCATCGGCGAAGAGTTTAACGTGCAGGGTACCTCCCTGGTCCGGCATCCAATTACTGATCCATTTTCCGGAACTGCCCTGAAGCCGAATGGCAACTTCGTCAGCGTGTTCGGACATATTGTCTGTCACGGTTAAATCGATCAGATCAGAAGAGATTTCCTCGCTAATGTCCTTGCCTTCATACGTCACCGATGCGCGAGCACGACGCATCGCAGAAGTCGCGATGTTAGGAAATTCAAGATTCATTTGACGTATCCTCCTTTTTTCCAGGGTGGTAGATTGTTGAATAACTGTGTGGTGTCCACGTCTGGCACATTCAAGGCAACCCCAGCACAAAAGATGGACGTGTTCCGGTGTGCAAAATTCGCGTCAATGAGCACGTCCATTTTTAGTTCAGTCCCATAAACCTTGAGAGAGATGATGTCCCATCGATCGCCTTGAACAGTCGTATAAGTTCTCATGCGAGTCGTGTCCCTCGGTAACCTTCGAACAGCGCCAAAACCTCATCACGAATCGATTGTGCAACACGCATGCCGGCTTCTCTAACAGTCTCGGCATCGGCGTTGCCGTTGCCGTTGATCGTAATGGACACTGGAATGTTGAACGAAGCACTCCCATGCGATCCGCTGCCTGATCCGATCCCTAGCCCCATCGCATCGGCTGCACTCTCTAGAAGCCTGAGGCTGCGGCGCGATCTGTTGAGCGGAATAATTGCTTCCGGTCCAGATTCGGCCACAAGCCCAAGGTGCGGCATATTAAATATGCCACTGAGCGCGTGGTGTTTAGGTGGAGGCAAAGGCTCTGGCTTAACAGCGCCAGGTTTCGCTTCGTTAACTGCATCTTCGGCTGCCTTCTGGGGATTAGTCTTAAACGTTGGAATCAATGGAATATTGATCCCAGGAATATGATCAAAACCGCGAATTAAATCATTAAATCTTTCAATTACAAAATTAATCGCATTTTTAAAGCCCTCTTTCATTGGCTCCCAAACATTCCTTCCAAACCATGAAGAGAAGTACCCCCATTTTTTCTCAACCCAGTGCCAAGCTTTCCTTATAGCTTTGGAAACTGTATTCCAGTGCGTCGCCACCCACCATACCGCCACTCCTAAAGCTACAACACCCGCAACAATCCATGTGATCAGGTTAGCTAACAGAGGGGCAATAAGACCCCACGCAGCGGCGGTGGCTCCCCACAAAGTAGTTGTAACTCCCCATAAAGCCATTGTGATGGTAGTAATGCTAGCTAATACTCCTATAACCTTCGAACCGATCCACACACCGAGAGCGATTTTCGCCCACTTCTCAACTTCCCCAAAATTATCCCGAACCAATATTAACGAGTCCCTAACATCTAACAAC